TTAATACTATTTCTATTCATATAGACTATGAGATATTACGCCCAATTTTTAACTTTTTCTATACCCACCCCCCCTTTTTTATTTTTATTATGTTTTTATTACTGTAAAATCTGATACTTTACCATTTGAAAGTTGTCGTGTTGTACAATAATCATAGGGATTTGTGATATTTGCTGGTAGTGCTAACAAATTATCATATTGGAAATTATCTAATGTTCTAACATATATTTTATTACTAAAAATGACACAATTGATTGGATATCTAAATGTAGATAGTAAATATGACTTATTTTTTTTTTCAAAGATAGGCATATCATTTTTTCCATTATTCCAAGCACCAATTTGACCTAAACTATTCAAAGTTGAAGAGGTATATTGACTACTATTAATAGAATCTGCAACGCTAGTTTTTATAGGAGATGTCCCAGCTATAGTTGTTACATTATATGTACCACTTAACGCAATACTTCTAATTCTATGCGCTAATGAATCACAGACTAACAATCTATTATTTTCACTATCGAATGCAATATCTGTTATCCAACTAAAAAATGCGTTAGTACCACTACCATCCAAATAAGGACCACCTATTAAAAAGGAAGAATACCATCCTGTGTTGTTATTATTTTTCCAGTAACCAGACAAATTTCTCTCTCTTTCTTCCCCAGCTATAACTGCTTTAGTTGAAGGAAAGGGAGCGAGATCTAGCTCAGTAATCCCATGAATAGACGATACAAATGCAGTAGTTGGACTAATAAATTCTATTTTTCCTTTATAATTAAGAGATTCATTAGCACTAATACTTGAAAAACCGAATGTAGCTGAAAGGGTTGAATTTGTCGTATAGCTAGAAATAGTAATATAACATAACTCATACCTATTTGTTGGATGTGAAGACGTAGTAGTATAATATAATCTATTATTTGTTTTATCAAAACCATATGTCCCAGTATCATCAGTATCACTTAATGTTATTTCTTTTATTTGTCTAGTAAATATTCCAATTAGATAAACTGTATTATTGTTGGCGGAGGCAGAAACGCTATCAAATTTTGGAATAATTAAATGAGTTGCTGCACTATTAATAAAAATAAATCTATAACCAAAAGGGAAGGAAGAAGAATAAATACCAATTTCTTCTAAAACTCCATTTGTAGTAATTCTTACAAGAATACCATCAATAATAGTATACATACAATTATGTATGGGGTCAGCAATCAGAGGATAAGGGATTTGCTTTGCAATTTTATTATTTTTCGTAAGTTCTTTTTTACAATCATCTATTATTTGTAAAGAAATATCACCATTTGGTGGTTTAATTGTAGGATTAACTATTATCCCTATGTCTGGTGTACCACCAGTAGATACTATATTCAGTCCAACACCTGCATTAGTAACAACTCTAGTCACAATAGAATTGTCCATATTATGAATGACTGCATCCATATTTGTAAAAAAAGCTTTATCATTAGTAGTTAATGATTCTAATACTGCTTTAGTATAATCTACAGAAACTTCCATAACTAGAGAACCAGATGTAAGTACTAACGATATTAAAGAAGGGTCTACACTATATTCTGAAGCAAGTGCATTTTTAAAAGCAAGTAATTGTGCTGGTGTTAAAGTACCATATGTATAACCACTTATTCTAATAGTTGCAACTAATTCCTTATTATTACCATAAATTTGTAATGTTGAAGCAGAATTTTCTGGAAATGTTTTAATAACTGAAAAATCTGATACATAACCACTCGTTGCAAGTTGTCTAACTAAATTATCTTGTTGTCTAACATATATTGTATTATTAAAAATTACAACATTCGTAGGATTATTAAATGTCGAAGTTTGATACGTTTTATTAATCTTAATATAAGGACCCATATTTCCAGTACCCCAATTTCCTACTTGATTAAGAGAATTTAAAACAGTTTGACTATAATTACCTTTTTCACCAAGAGTATTACTATCATTTGATGCTAATCCAGTAATTAAAGGAGAAGTACCAGCACTAGTTTTAGTATAATAATTATTATTGGCATCTAAATCAACAGATCTAATTCTTTGAGCACTTTGATCACAGATTAATAATTGATTAAAGACAGAATCATATGCAATATCCGTACAAAAACTAAAAAAAGCTTTTGTTCCAATTGGATTATCAAGGAATGGGCCAAAATGAGTCGCCTCGTCCCACCGTGAATTGTTATTTGACCATCCCCCTTTTAAGTTTCCTTCGCCTCCTCCAGCAATTACACTTATTGCCCCATTAGCAACACTAAAATCTAATTTAAAAATTTGAAATGCATCTAACATGAATGCCACATTCGAATTAATAAACTCGATTTTTATTTGATCACCAACAGAAATATTTGAATAATAAGTTGCTGTAAGTGTTGTGGATTCGTAATTGCTAGGAATGGTAACATAACACAGTTTAGTATACTTGTTATTATCCTTCATATTTGAACCATAATAAAATTTTCGAGTTAGAACATCAAACCCTATTGGACCACCAACAAGTGCCAAGTCATTTAACATTATCGTATTAATTGTACCAGTTAGAATATTAACTAAAAAAATTCTATCATATGATTGGGAATTTATCGTAAGTGCACGATTTTCAGTTGTTATAACATTACTTTGACAAATTAAGTAAGTTGATTGACTATTAATAAAAATGTGATTGGAACCTTTATTTGTAGGAAAATCACAAATTTTATCCATTGTTCCGTTTTGATTAATTCTTACTACAGCACTAGTTGATAATCCAAATATAATAGTATACATACAATTATTTATAGAGTCACCAACAAAAGGATAAGGAAAATTTGTGAAATTTTTATCTTGGTTCGCAAGTTTATTTTTAGAATCATTTATTAATTGTAAATTAATATCACCATTTGGTAGTACAATTGAACTAGGAATTGCCACGCTTACGCTTATTGGATCACCAGTAGATGCTATTTTCGAACTAACATTAGCAGAACTAATACATTGTGTGAGAGTATATAAATTCATAGAACTAATAATTGATTGACTATTTGCAAAAAAAGCTAAATCACTAGTAGTTAATTCTCCAAATGCTATTTTATTATAAATTACAGAAATGTCCATAACTAAAGAACCAGATCTAAGTACTAACTCTATTGTATTAGGGTCTACACCATATTGTGAAGCAAGCGCATTTTTAAAAGCAAGTAATTCTGTTGGTGTTAAAGCATTATACGTATAACCACTTATTCTAATAGTTGCAAGTAAAGCTGTTCCACTACCATAAATTTGTAATGTTGAAGTTTTTGATTTTTCAAAAATAACAGCATCTAAACCACGTTTAGCAATTTGTTCCATAAATCCACTATTAAAACCTTGTTGTTTAATTAATGCTTTTCTATTTTGAATAGCATCTTTAGAAATAGACACACCTATATAAACTTCACGTTTTTTTTGAGATAAAATATCGGAATAATCATTTCGTGTTGGCATTTTTTATTTTTAATGACACAAATTAAATTATTATGGACTTCTAGTATATAAAATATAAGTGAATGCATATAATTTCAAAAAATATATACCTATAACATAAGAATCTGATAACATTTTTAATAAAGAACCAATAATCATAGTTGAAACTAACATTAATCCATCAACAAATAATATTTTTGCTCCATTTTCATTAGCATAATTTTTAAATACATCAATCATTTCATTATGACCTTCTGGAAAAGGTTTAATTACAGCATAATAAAAAAATCCATCATGAAATAATTGAAATGCTACAAGAATTAATATAAAATAAAACCAATTATTTAATTTAAAATATGTATATATGAATCTAGATACAAAAATTCCTATATACATACCCAATACATCAGAAGCAACTGCCATACCACCAAATTTAGTATACCATTCATTTAAAGCATCAACTTTAAAATAAGGTGAAGGACCTGGATATTTAGCAAAAAAAACTGCAACATAATCTACAATTAATCCAGCTAAAATAAGATAAAACCAATCACTATTTGAATTAAAGTTAGTAAGCATTTATTAAACTAGAATTATTTAAAAAAAATATTAATTTTTTATGAATGTAGACGATTAATCTTTTCAATAAAAGACATAGGACAACTTATTTCTGGTCCATATAATTCACCATCATCTTTTGCATGACGATATAGAATTCTTGGTTCATCATTAAACCAATAAATATATACATATTGAAATTCTGTATCATTTGATCTTTTTAAAGTTGCATATTCATTTATAATTTGTAAATCATTCACAATAATATTTGATGAAACAATCTCATCTGGAATAGATATACTTGCCATTTTTTTTTATTTAAAATAAATATAGTTCTGTTTAATTCCGTTTTAATAAAAAAAAAGGAATACTTTTATAAATTAGTTTTTGTATGAAAAAAAAAGAATGGAACCTCTTCTAGTAGGTGGTCAACCATTAAAATATAATGTGCATGATTATGCACAAAAAATAGATCATGAAAAAACAAAAGAATTATCTAAAAAATTAAGTATACCAGTAGATATAGCTATAATTAATACAAAATTTTCTATGAATGCTGCTATGATAGCAAGAACAATAGCTGTTTTAGGATTACAAAAACTTCATATCATAGGCCCTAAAGCTTGTGATATGAGATCATCCGTAGGTTCACAACATTATATTGAAATTGTTAAACCAGGTGAAATTAATCCATCAACATATTTTAATGAACAAAGATTATATCCAATTTTAGTAGAACAAGGTGGTGAACCATTAGAAGATTTTAATTTTAAAACTTTAATACGACAAGGAAAACATATATGTTTTATTATGGGATCTGAATCGAATGGATTACCTTCTGAATATTTAATAGAAAAATTCCCAAAAATTACTATATCACAATATGGTTTAGTAAGAAGTTTAAATGTACAAACTGCTGCTTCCATAGTTATGTATGAATTTACAAGACAATGGAGACATCTACAATTAGGAAAAATATAATTTATAATTCTTTATGTAATTCATATAATTTTTCACGATTATTTTTTTTCATTAAATCAAAATCTGGAAATACTTGTTTAATATAATCTTTTTCTTTTTGTATTAATTCTTTTGAAGAATTTATAATTGATTTTGAAAAATCAATAAGTCTTGGTAAATCATCTTCTAAAAACATAATATTTTGATTATGTAAATCTCCATGAACAATATTATGTTTATGTAAAAGATTAATAGATTTTTTTAAATGTTTTTTTTGTTTTTCTGTTAGTGTATTAGATTTATTAAATTTTAATAAAGTTTTTGTTGCTTTTTTTAAAAATTCTGAATATTCTGCTTTTTCTTTTGTTATACCATCATTTAAATTTTCTTTTGTTAATTCACCAATTTCACATGATTCTGGATATAAAAAATATTTTTGTTTTGGATCAATATCTTTTAATTTTGTTATTAAAGGAATATTATGACTTACTAATTCAGAAGGATTATTATGAACATGTGTTTTTAAAACTCTTGAAACATAAGATGACATATCTCTACCATCTTTACATGGAATTGCTGGATAATAAATTCTTGATGATTCACCTCTTGCAAGTAGAGAACCACCTTTTCTTTTTTTAGTTTTATTTCCCATTATATTTTTACTAATAAATTAATAATGGAGTATATATTAGTTTTAAAAAATGGATTAGGGAATAAAATTTTTATTTTGATAAATTTTTTACATAGATATAAAAATGTAACATTTCATATTATAGATAAAACATCACATCATCAAGAAAGATTATCAGAAGAAAAAATATGGCATTTATTTCCTAAATTAAAAGATATAAAAAATGTTAGTTTTATAAGATGGAAAGAATATGATGAATTAAAAAAGAAATTACCAGAATTTGAAATTCCATTTGATATTTTTTATTCAATTGAAGGTTTTAAACCAAAAATAAAAAAATATTTTAAATATAATGAAATATATGATACATTAAAAGAAAAATATGATTTAAAAAAAGGTATTTTTGTTCATTTTAGATTAGGTGATAAATTTGATTTAAATTTAATAGAATTAAAAAATAATAAACCTCCTAAATATGTTGTAATGAAACCCGAATATTATGAATATCATATATCAAATTTACGTATGAATGATGAACCAGTCTATATATTTTCAGATTCAATAAAAATAGCAAAATGTTTATTAGGAGGTGATTATGAATATGTAGAAGAAGGTGTTAATGAAACATTTTATTGTTTTCAAAATGCTAGACGTGTAATAATATCAGAATCTACATTAAGTATTGCAGCTGTTCTTTTAGGATCTAAAAAAAAAGATTTTATATTTCCAGATTTTTTATATATGCCAAAAGAAGATGGAACATATAAATTAATAAGATCACCATATTTTAATAATGGTGAAACACAAAAGAAATTTTTATTACAAACATTAGAAGACTATAAAGATATCATAAAAAAATGTAAGAATTAATTTTTAGATCGTCGTCTTTGTTTTATTTCTTTGAAATTTTCTTATTTTTCTTAAAAATTTTCTTTGATCAGATTTTGATAATTCTAAAAAATCTAAATAGACTGATAACATCATTTAATTTCTACCGTATATTTTATGATGTTATGATCTTTTTCTTCTGATACTAATTTCCATTTTACGTCCCCAAATCCATGTTTACCAGTATCTTCACGAACATCTTCCCATTTTCTCATATTTTTCATATCTGGAATTTTACGAGTATCAATATGTTCTAAAACTTTATATCCTTTTTCTTCTGTAGGACGTAAAAATGTAATTTTATTTTTTTTAAATCTATTTCTTAATGCATCATCTTCACCACCCCAACCCCAAAACATATTTGGAAATCCATTAGATTTCTTAATATCTTTTAATGATATTGATAAAACTTGTCCAAGAAATCCAGAACCACTATATTTTTCTTTATATATTCCACCTATATGTATAGGTTTTTCTGGAAACATCGTATAATATGGAACAATAGGTGCCAAAGGAATTAAATCAACATCATGATATATAACATATTGTGCACCTAATTTTTGTGCATATTTTGTACCAATATTTAATAAAGCTCCACGATTAAATTTTTTTGTATCACCTTGTTCAATAATTAATAAAAACCATTCTGGATGCCAACGTTTCATATGTTTGCAAAATAAATCTAATTGTTGAGATCTTTTTTGTTCAACTTGTTCACGATATGGAATAATTATATAAGGTATATATTTTGATTCTTTATCTATATCTTTTATTGATATATTTTCCATTATATTAATGAAACTAATTTTCTTAAAAGGGAAGAAAGATATATAAATGACATGTTGTATTTGTAAAGATGTTATAGCACCTTATAAATTAAATAGTTCAAATCGTATACAGTTTTGTTCTATTTGTGCATATGTACATCCTTTACAAAAATTTATATTAACAATTGAAGAAAAAAAACAAATAGGATATCAAATTTTTTCTTTTTATCTTCCTTTTCTTCCTTATGATATTATTAAAGAAATTACAAAATTTTAGATTAAAAAATAGTTATTTAAAAATAAGATGAAATTAGATATAGAAAAAGCTTTTGAAATATTAAAACCTTTTTGTTTATCTAAAAAATTAATTGAACCATGGAGTTTTACAGAAGAAGCTCTTGAAAATACTTTAAAATATATTACTGCATTATCATATAATTGTTATATATATAATGGAAAACAATTATATAAATTAGAATTTAAAACTACATCTCCATTATTAAAAAAACATTTAACTTCACGTAATATCTCTACAAAAATTCGTGAAACTTTAAAAAAGAAAAAAGAATGGAGAATTATGCAATGTATAATAAAACCATTTGGAATATCAGAAGATTTTATTTTTGCTAAATTTTTAGATAAAATTAAACTTGAAGGAATTTATATATTTTCTTTGACTGATTCACAATTATTAAGAAAAGATTTTCGAACACCATGGTTTAAAGATTCTACAGATTTTCGTCCACCTTTTTTACCTATGTTTGCTTATAGTGGTCATCAAGAATTTTATGATATTCCTATACCAAATATAGATGAATTAACATTTATAAAAAATCCACCAGAAATACCAGAATATGAATGGTCAGAAAAACAATCTAAAGCAGTATTTAGAGGTTCTTCTACTGGTTGTGGTGTAACTCCAGAAACTAATCAAAGAATAAAAATTTCACAAATTAATTCACCATATTTAGATGCTGGATTAACTTCATTAACAAAACAATTAAAATATGATGGTGGAATTAAACAAACACCAAAATTACCTCTTGTTTCAAAATTAGATATGTTTAAAGAACAAAGTTTATATAAAATTATTATACATATTGATGGGAATGTTCATGCATATAGATGGTTACCTTCTTTTTTAACTGGTTCTTTAATATTTAGAGTTCAAAGTCCTTATACACATTGGTTAGATTCAAAATTTAAAGAAGGAAAACATTATATTTCTATAAAAGAAGATTTATCAGATTTATTAGATAAAATTATAAAATATAAAGATTTAAAAAAAGGAGAAAAAATTGCATTAGCTGGAAAAAAATTAGCACAAAAATATTTAACAGATATACAAATACAAAAAAATTTAGAAAAAATCTTGAATTTTTAAAATAAGAAAAAACGGAATTTTTTCTTATATGGTGAGAGGTTTTTATAACAAAGCCTTCCACTCTTTTGTAATGTCCACCATTCCTCTTCTCCACCTCCCTAATCCCCTCTATCTCCCTCATGAAGGTGGACAGATTGTTGAGTTTGCCATTAAAAAAGAGGAAGAGGGAGTGGATGGAATTGCATTCTTGACAGAGTTCGAGTTGACATCTTGGGGCGGCTTTCGGTGTGTTTGCTACCTTGTCTTCAAGATCCGCCACCCTTCTTATCGAAATGGGTATGTGAAGGAGGATGGCTACGTCTGCATCCAAGCTACTGTTTTGGGAGCACTTGCATACCACGGTATGCCTCATGATTACTTTGCACCCTTTTACAAGGAGGTAGTCTTTCCAGCATTACCTTCTCCTTCAACTTTCCCCAACCCTTCCACCTTCTCTTGTCCGTTGACTGGAGTCCCCACAAGCCCCTTCCCTCCATCCCCTTTCCCTCGATTTTCCTTCCTTAAGAATGAGGAAGAGTTAGATTAAATTCCATTAAAAACGGAATTTTTTCTTAAAAATGTTAATATTTTTTACTGCACTAGGCCCTTTGATCTAGTGCAAAAATGTCTGGACGAACCGCAATTCGTCTTTGGTGTCCTCCAAAGGATGTAATTATCATTCCTCTTCGTCCTACCTTTCTCTTCTTTCCCTTCTTTCGCTTAAGATTCCCCTATGATTTTCCTTCCCTCTCTTCCTTCCCTCCGAACATTACAACTCCCGTAAATCCTTGGTATAGCGAAACTCATGATGGAATAAAGTTCTTTGTGAAAAGGTATTCTATCCGCCTTCCTAGTGGATATTCATTTCTCTTTAACGTGGGGATTCCATATACGAATCCCGAGGCTTATCAAGCCTTTTATGATGAGGAAACTGGAAATGTCCGTTTGACACTGAAAGAGTTGTTTACTTTTGTACAGTTTTCTCTTGACGCTTACCCACAACTTTCAGATCCGATTGAAAATGATATTTTGATAGAGGAAAGATTAAAAGAGTTCAAAAGGATGATAATTCATTCTCTCATTGACAAAATCTTTTATCCTCTTCCTTCTTCTCCTCCTTCTCTTCCTTTTCAGATCACTTCTCCTTGTGCATAAAAACGGATTTTTTTAAAGAAAAAAATATATCTCTTTAAAAAAAAAGAATGTCTTCTATTTCTCCTACTATAGCTTTGTCAATTGACTATGCTGTTAAAGATACCGACAAAAAAAACAACACGTACGTTCTCTTCTTTAATTCTGGTGGAAAACAGATAGGAAGAGTTCGTTGTTATAATCAACAAGATTCAAAACAAATTATTCAAGAAGCACAACAACTTCAAAAATATCTTTTCAAACGTTTGAAAATAGAAGATTCTTAAAAAACGAATTTTTTTTATTTAAATCTATTTATAATAAAAATTAAAACGTTCTTCTATGTCCAATTCAAAACTTATTAAGTTCTTTCCTCCTCGAGTGCAAATATGGATAGATGGAGCCATAATTCCGTGGTATTCATTAGGTTCATATATGAATCCGAAAGTAAATGAAGTTCCTTTGCTGGAAAGTTCTTTTCTTTCCTTTTGTCATGACCCAAATCCGCACATAGAAGGAAAAGTTATAAAAAGAATTACAAATCCAAATAATTACAAATGGTAATTTTAAATTTTTTTCTTATTCAAATAAACCAGAATCTTTTGATTGTGCACTTCCATAAGGTGAAGAATTAACTTTTTTTGAAATCATACCTTCTCTTCCTCTACCTCTAAATAATCCACTTGCTAAAATAACAAATGATGCAGTTAAAATTAAAGAAGTAATAACATCTTTTGTACCAACAAAACATACAGCAAATATTGCAATTCTTCTTAAAAATATATTTTGTGAATATTCTTCATCTGTACCTTCTAATTCATGTATAATAAAACGACTTCCAATATTTAAAATTAATAACATTATACCAGCAAACATAGTATTACTATTTAAAAAACCAATAGTATGATGAATATGTTTTAAAACCATTCTTATTTTTTAAAAAGGAGAAAAATGTTCTTCTAATTTAGTATTTTTATGTGGTTTAACAGATTGTGTTTCTTTTGGTTTTTCAGTAACATCTTTACCTTTTGCAGTAGGTAATTTACCACCTTTTCCTAACATTTTTGATAATTTACCAATACTTTCAGCATCAATTTTTGGTGCACCAGATTTAGGTTGTTTTGGTTGTGGTGATTGTTCTTTTTCATCTAAAAATTCATATAAAGATAAAGAAGAAACTAAATAAGAAATACCAAATAAAAGACCAACTAATGGACTTTTATAATAAGTATAAACGATAGAGGATAAAAGAATAATTTGTCCGATAGGATTATTTAAAAATTGAATAATAAAAGATGGTGGTGGATGAGTAAAAAAAGTAATATAGAGAATGAAGAAAGCTAAAAGTAAATGTTCTTGATTTAATTTCATTTTGTTATTATTACTCTATAATTTTTATATTGTATTTGAAATAATATGAACTTTACTTCTTTAGAAGATGCATTCCCAAATAAACCATGGCCTATGAAAAGTCAATTACATAAAAAACATGTAGTAGAACAGCGTGATTCTGAAAAAGAAGGACGTACATTCCCAACACCACAACATCGTGGTCAACATGCTATACAAAAACATAAAAAAACAATTGATGATTTAACATTATCATTACCAATATCAAAAGAAGAAGAAGAAGGAAATTATAATCCTACAAGAATTGAAGGAGGACGTGAACATTATACATATGAAAAAGTTCATCCTATGGATGGAACATCATTTCCATATGCACCACCACAATTTCAATTATCATCACATGAATTAAAATTACAAAAATTAATTGAAATGTTTGATAATATGTCAATGGGTGAAGAAACACCTGGAACACAAGATATGTTATTATATATATTTACGGGTGTATTTTTCTTATATACATTTGAAATAATTGCAAATATGAATAAATAAGTTTATTTTGTTTCACATGAATAAATAATTTTACGTAAACCATATTCTTTAATACATTTTTCAAGAAATAATTGACAATCAGAACAAGGTTTTGAATCTCTTAATTCACCAAAAGAATTATATCTATAAACAATTAATGTAGAACCACGAAGTTGTGAAATATCACCAAGATTTTTCACAACTGCACGTTCTGCATGTATAGTTTGACTAGAATATCCACATCCACGTGATCTTGAACCAATAGAATTATGTCCTACTGCAATAACTTTATTACGTTTAATAATTAAAGCTTGATGATAAAATGTATTATGGGGTAATACAATTGGTCTTTGAAGTAAGGGGTGCCTCCGTTCCATATATTTTTTTTAAATAAACTTAAATTACTCTTTTTTATAATTCGTTTTTTTAAGAAAAGAAATCTGTTGATCGTTCAGATACTCTTGTTTCTAAAGTAGAAAAATCATCAAATGCATTTTCAAGAATATCTAATTCTAAAGAAAGACCATATTCTAAACCGGAAGTTGTGAATGTTCCACCAGATGAATAAATAAAACCAGGTTCTCCAGTCACACCATAAGAGGAAACACTAGTACTTTTTTGATCATGTGTTCTTAAAACTAAATGTAATCTATCTAATTTTGAAATAGGTGGTGTAAAATAAGATTCATTATGAATATCAGAACTTTCATTATAAATAATAGGTTTTGTAGTATCATCAATTTGAAATTTAGCAAATGTATTTGTAGTAGATGATGATGATGTTTGTTGTGGGAAATTTTTAGGAAATACAATTTCTTTAATCCATGTTTTTGTTCTTGCACAATATGTTATACCATTTCTACAAGAACTTATATCTTTTCCATTATCTCCTTTTACAGTAAATGTTGTTGGACCAGTCTCATCAGCTTGATTTAATTCATCACAATCTAAATAAAAACAAAATAATCCAGTAGTACTTAATGGAGTATCTCTTGTGAATGTTGCACCAGTAGAACCATATGGATGTTTAAAATAAGGAAGAGAAGGAGCAGGGAATTCTGCACCTTTTACACGAACAGCAACAACATTATCATAAGAACGTGGTAAATTGATTACAAAATCACCATTTGTAGGATATTTTGTATAATCACGATCTCCAGAATTTAAATGTAAGGTTCTTTTTAAAATGCGTAATTTTTGTTCAGGTTTTGATTTTGAAACGATTGTTCCATTATAATCATATGATTTATTCATTTATATTTAGGATCTAAATTTTCTAGTTTTATTTCGAACGCTTCTAGGTTGTGAAACATATTGTTTTCCTTGAAGCATACCTTTTCTTTTCTTTTGTGTTGTTCTTGAATATTCAGCTGATGATAATGATTGAATAGCTTTTGAAGGTAAATAACGTTCACCAGTAACTAAAGAAGGTTTTCCAGATTTTGTTCTCCATTTTTCTACTGTCCATTTATGTAACGAATTATTTCTTTTTTTTCCAATATATTTTCCACCTTTTTCTTTATATTCTTTTACAGCTAATTGTGCTTTTCTTGCACTCCATTGTCCAGGTAAACCACCTTTAGAACTTCTTTGAACTTTATTTTTTATTGTTTTCCATAAAGAAGGATTTGTTCTTTTTGTTTCCATTACATACTATATAATAAAAAAACTGCAACAGAGGCGGCATATTGTGAACAAACATAATAAAAAGCTTTCATTTCTGAAATATCACCTTTTAAATAATGAAGAAATGTAGCAGCTGGATTAAAATATCCCCCTGAAATTCTTGAACCTAATGAAATAGCAATAGCTAATGCTGCAATACCTAATAATTGTCCACCAAAAAGAAATGCAGATAATAAGAAAGCAGTACCTAAAAATTCAACTATGTAAGGTGTCATGTTTAATTATATACATATAATTTAAATAAATGAAATATTTGATTGTAAAAGGATTTTTAGGATTTGGTGATAGATTAGAATGTTTAAAAATGTGTGTAAAATATGCTCTTGAAAATAAACGAGCAATTTATATAGATTGGAGAGATTCTGTATGGTCTCATTCGAATGAAACTTTTTATAGTTATTTTGATTTAAAAATGCCTTCTATAGATATAGATTTATTACCACCAAATTTAAGTGTATATCCAGAATGTTGGAAATCTATACTGAAAGAACCTTATAAAGAAGAATATGCAAAGTTACCAGGTATTAATATTGGTTCTTTAAAAAAAGAGTATGAAGAAGATATTGTTGTATATTCATGTATAGGATATAGATTAATATTCCCACATTCTAAATTTTTTACGGATATATTTCGAGTTATTCATCCAGAAATTAAACAAGAAGTTAGAAGAAGAGTGGCTATATATGATTTAAAAAATAAAATTTGTATTCATTTAAGAGGAACGGATAGATTTCAAAATTTAAGTAAATTACAACGATTTCGTGGTATTCGTTTAAGAATGATAGAAAAAGGTTTATTTACGGGACAAGAATTTATAGCATTAACAGATGATGAAGAATTTGCAAGAATGTGGAATATAAATTTTAAATTTCCATTATTAACTAAAATTTTTATAAGTAATTCTATAGGAAATCATTTAGTAAAAAAAGAAAACTTATCAGTAACAAAAGATACATTAAATAAAGATATGTTAATTGATTTTTTTACTATGGCATTTTGTAAAGATTTTTTAACAACAACAAAAGATTCAAGATTTGCAACAGAATCAAGAAGATTACATCCATGGATAACGGATATATTTTCTGATTAAGGATATAGAAATAAAAATGTTAACTTTGAATGGATATAAAATTCCAAAAACAGCATTAAAATTAGGTATGTTAGGAGAATTAACTGTAAAACCGTATGTTCCATCTGTCTTTGTAAATCCAAAATTTGTTCAAAAATATAAACTTTATATAGAAAAGGATGGATTTATTTATTTACCAAAACAGTATGGAATAGAAAAATTTGGTATACCTAATAAAACATTACGAAATGTTGAACAGACTCCAAATAAATTTTGGGAATTCAAAGGAAAATTACGTGATATACAAATAGAAGTTGTAAATTCATTTCTAAAACCAGAACCACATGATGGTATTCTTTCTTTACAAACTGGTGGAGGAAAAACAGTTTGTGGTCTTTGGATAGCATCACAATTAAAATTACCTACAATAATATTAGTTCATAATACTTTCTTAAAAGATCAATGGATATCTAGAATTAAAGATTTCTTACCTAATGCTAGAATAGGACAAATACAAGGAGATATAATAGATATTAATGAAAAAGATATTATTGTATGTATGTTACAATCAATATCTTTAAAAGAATATTCAGAAGAAACATTTACAAAGATTGGATTAATTATTGTAGATGAATGTCATCATATAGCATCAGAAGCATTTTCAAAATCATTACCAAAATTAACATCTAAATATATGTTAGGATTATCAGCAACACCAGAAAGAAAAGATAAATTAATGTATGTTATAAATTGGTTTCTTGGTCCTCTATTATATAAATCATCTACAGAAGATAAAATTGATTCTGATGTAAAAGTTGAATATTTTGAATATGAAGCAGAAAATCCAGAATTTAATTCTATAATTTATAATTCGAATGGTGTAATGTTTACTTCATTAATGATTAATAAAGTTGTTGAATATGAACCAAGAAATATATTTATAAAAAATATTTTAGAAGATTTATATACAGAAAATAGAAATATGTTAGTTTTAACAGATCGTATTGAACATACAGAAAAATTATTTCAATTATTATCTCCTAATATTCAAGAAAATACGGGTATACTTCATTCAAAATTAAAACAAGATCAAAGAGAATTATTAATGACAACAAAGAAAATTTTGATTGCAACGTATAGTATGTGTAAAGAAGGATTTGATGTAGAAAGATTAAATACTTTAATTATGGCAACATCAAGACCCGATGTAGATCAAATTGTCGGAAGAATTTTAAGAATTGAAAAATCAAAACGTCGTATTCATCCATTAATTATTGATATTGTAGATCCAGCATTTCGAAATCAATTTCAAAGAAGATTAACTTTATATAAATCAAGAAATTATAAAATTGAAAAAACTATATTTTAATCATCTATAATTTGTACTGATGTATAATCATCATAATCACGTATAGAACGATCACCATAATCACCATAATCAACTTCCATATCTACACCATCTTCACGTTGTGGTACATTACCATTATCAATATAATCACGTAATTCAATCTCTTCTTTTTCGATTGTATATTCTTCATAAAATTCTTCTCTCATTTTATTAGTTATTAAAAATTCAGATAAACCTAATTGTAATAAAATTTGTGATTGTAAACGTTGTTCATCATCCATTTGATATCTTAAAATTTGTTTAATTTTATTTCTTTCTGCTGCACGTAATATTTCTTCTTCTTTTTTTGCTTTTTCTTCATTCATAAATAATAATTTAAATGTTAAATCAATTTTTCGATATGTTTTAACTAAACGTATATAGGATTGATTTGTTTTAATTATTGATAATAATTGAAATAAAAGAGATTTTAAAGAATCACGTTGTAAAGAAGGATTTTTAATAGATAAATTTGTAATTAATGTACGAAATCTAATTTGTTCTTTTAATGGGAAAGTTGAATTTCTTAATGAATTTAAAATTTGGTTCAAAAGAAAAAAATAAGAAGATGAATCAGCAGTTTTAATAAATTCTTGAAATTCAAATCCAGATAATCCTAAATTTATATATTTTGTAATTTCATTAGTATCTAATTCTATATATTGTAATTTAGATGGTTTAAAAGAAAGTTCTTTAAAAAAAGTTGGAATAATTTTTGATTGTATTTTTAAAGTTTGAAGTTGTTGTGGTTGTTTTTTTAATTTAAAAGAATTTAATGTTTTAAAAATAGATGATTTTGTGAATGTTCTTTCTTCTCCAATAATTATTTCTTTTTGTGGTAAAAGAAATGTATTTGAATAAATAGTTTCTTCTGGTTTTACATATCTTTCTTTTGCAGATTCAAATAAAACTTTAAATTCTCTATAAAAAATTTGTATCCAACGTAATGTTTCATTTTCTAATTGTGATTGATTTGTTATTAATTTACGTAAAATTTCAGATATATTTGAAATACCTAAAATAGGTAATGATCTTAAATATAATTTTAAAGTAGAAAATATTGATTTTAATATAGGAGAATCATCTGGATTATCAGTATCACGTGGATATCCATATGTAATAAATTCTTTTGAATTAATTTTACGTCTAGGAATTAAAAAAGGATTATGTGTTTGAATTAAAACAAGAAATCCAGCAATACCAAATATTCCTTCTGTAAGAAGACGATTTTCTTCTGAAATTTTTTTTGATTGTTCTGATTTATCTTTTAAAGATTTTGAAAATATTCTAATTTTTTGTAAGATTGGTTGTAATTGTTGTTCTGTTGGAATAATTTGTAAATATGATAAAAGAATATAAATGATTGATTCACCAGAATTTTGATTATTAAAGAAAGATTTTAATGATGTTAAAGAATTTACAACTATAATTTCTGATGTTAATGGTGTATATTCCATAGTAAGATGTCCTTCTAAATCATATTCTTTTGTTGCAACTAAATTATCATTATTAATAATATCACCACAAAATTTACATATTCTTGAACCTTCTAATAAATATGTCCACATAGAATAAAATTTAAATCTTGGAATTTTTTCTTCTAATACACCTCTTAAAACTTCTAATGTATGATAACACATAACAAAACTTCCACTCAAATCGAAATAATTATTATCTTTAAATTCTAAATCACGCATTAAAATTTCTAATGCTTCTGCTTTATCAAGAGGTTCTCTTTCTGTATCTTTTAATATAGAAAGAACATCTTTTCTTCTTTCAGAATCATTTTTTCCTTCAAATTTTGTATATGTTTCTTTTTTAGTATATAATTCAGAAGGTAAATATAATTTAGAAAGATTTACATATTCTTTTATTATATCATTTTTTGTAGATTCTTTCCAAGAAATTCTATCTTTATAAAGTTTTTTAATTTTTTCTTGTAAAATTGTTGTAATAGGAATACATTTTCCACTTTTTTGCATAGGTCTATATAATCCAGATTCTAAAAAAGATTCAAATGATTTTAGAAATCCTTGACATATTTCTGGTTCACTATCTGGATAATCATATGTTATTGTTTCTAAATAAGGATACATACTCATACTACCAACTAAATTTGCATTTGATAATAAACATTTAGAAACAAGATTTCCACCATCATATTGTAAAGATAACCAATATCTTGGATCATATGCAGAATACCAAGGTGTATAATTACTTAATAAAAAATCAGATGGTTTTTCATCTATATCATTTTTAAATTCTAATTCTTTTATAGGAATAGGTAAATCTCTATATTCAGCTGGAAAAAATCTAGATTTCCATGCCATCCATGGAATATTATATAATTCTAATCCGTACAATTTTAAATATTTAAGACCTTCTTCATATGGATCACGTGTAGTTGGTATTGCATGTTCTAATATAGTTTCAATAGATGGATAAATATTTTCTAAAGATACATCTGTTTCTATGAATGATTCTTTATTTGATTTTAAAAAAGGATGATCAAAAGGTCTTGGAATAGGTAATCTTTCTTTTAAATAATAACCTATTGTTTTAATGTAATCATCTGTATTTGTAAATAATTCTTTTATAATTTTTGTTGAACCATCATCATTTAAAATAGTTTTTGTAGATTCAAATGAATCTAAAACTTGTATTGTTTTTTTCCCATCTTTTGAAATTAATGTACCTTTAGAAACTCTTCCTTCACTTTTATTTTTATAAGGTTTTGGTAATGCACTAATTAATCTAGAATAATAATTTGGAACTTTTCTTTGATCTCTTTCAAATAAAGGTATCCATTTTAATTTATAATTATATTCATCATAATCAAAATCATTATATACTGGATAAATCCAATCAATATTTTTTAATTCAAAATTTGGTTTAATATAATAATCAGTTTCTGTTATATAAATTGTTTTTTCATATGCAACTTTAATTCTATCACGTAAAGATTTAAAATATTTTTCTTGAAATCTTGTCATTTTAGGAGGAATAACTTTTTCAAAAAAATCATTAATTTGTTGTTCTAATGTAAAAAATCTTAATTCTTCTGGTCTTTGTATATCTTCTTCAAAATCAAATGTTTCTAAAATTTTTAATTCATCTAATTCAAATTTTAATATATCAGCTTCCATTATTTTATAAAGAAGATTCTACAATTGAACAATAATCATGTATAGATTTTTGAGCATCTTTAAGAATTTCTTCTGGATTTTTACTTGTTACAAATTTTAATACCATATCAGATTTCAAAGGATGCGGTATATCATAAGAAACAAAAGAAACATTATTTGAATGATAAATACATTCTTGTAAAACAGAACCAATAGTATGACCTCCATCAATACGTATACTAAAACAATCTTTTTCTTTTGTAATATTTTGTAATGCACTATTAATCCACAAATCAATTTTTTGTTTCAAAATTTGTACTGAATATTTTAAAATTTCAAGAGGTGTTAAAATACCTATTGTTTCAAATGAAAAGTCAATCCAATTTGGTCTACCAACTTCATCAATAGAATAATATTTATTTACATAGAAATTATCAAAGATACGAATATCTTTTTTTTCATCAATCCATGCTTTTCTTGCTAATTCAACTCTCATAGGATCAATATGAAATTTATAAGTTTGATCTTTACATACATGAGAACCTTTTTCTAATGCTAATTCAGCTGTTAAATGTACTTCTTCATCTGTATTTAATTTTAAGAATAGAAGAGGTGTATCCAGATCTCTATCACGCATTAAAAGATGTTGTTTACCATCTTGAATAGTAAAATCATCTGTTGTAATGAGAGAAGGATCTTTTCTTTTTTCAATAAGTAATTGAATTTTTGCATTTTTAATAAGTTCTGTATCATCTGGTTTTACATTTACTGGTAATAATTCAACACGATGTCTTAACATTTCATGAGGCATTTGTGAAGAATTATTAATAATTTTTACATTACGTAATGTAACAATAGGAAGTTCACTAATTGTAATACGACGTATTGAATTTACAAATGTACTAGGAAAATTACGAAATTCTGTATAAAGTTTTTGAGATCCTCTTTTTTTTATTTCGAATGTAGCCATCGTTATTTTTAATTATATGTTTTATTTCGTTTATGTCATTTCCGTTTTTTCTCTTGTTAACTTAAAAATGTCACAACCTTATTTATTTTATAGTGAAAGATGTCCTTATAGTAAACAAATTATTGAAACATTAAAAGGATTAAATAAAGCTGGTTTATATAAATTTGTTTTAGTTGAATCATTAGCAAGAGAATCAATACCTTCTTTTTTAAAAAAAGTTCCAACTTTATATATACCAGAAAAAAAAGAAGTTATTGTAGGAAAAGATATATTTGGTTATATAAGTAAACCTACAAATTCAAGAACTGAATTACCAACAAAAGATGAAAAAGGTATACCTACTGGATCGGGATTACCATCTGAAATTTCAGCATGGGGATTTGAAGGTACTGGTAAATTATCAGAAGCATTTTCATCATGGGATAATCCTTCTTCCTTTTCAACAAATGAAGGAACAAGTTTATATTCTTTTGTGAGTGGTATACAATCAAATGTAGGAGAACCAACAAAATCTGAAAATACTACAAAATCTAAAACTGGTTCTAATGATGATGTATCATCAAGATTAGAAGCTTTACAACAACAGCGTAAAAAAGAATTTTCTGGTATCTCTCGAACATAATATAAATGTCAAAAAAAATATTTCTAGATACATTTTATAAACAATTTATTGATTTTTTAAATGAATTACATAAAATGTATCCTAATGATAATGATTTTCCATCTTTTTCAACAAAATTAACATTATTAAAAACTATAAATCCTATGTTACCTATACAATTTATTAAAACAGAAATTATAGATAAATATCAAGAACAAATTTTTAAAAAAGATGAATCTTTTTTTGTGAATAGTAAAGAAATTGAACAATCTTCTGAAATAAATATATTTTTTAAATTGAAATCTTATATTACAGATATGACAGATGAAAATAAAGAAACTGTATGGTCATATATACATATTATAATAAAACTTACCTTGAAAATATTAGAATTTTAAAAAAAACGGATTATTTTTTTTAAAACTAATTAAACTTATTCTCTTACATGGAAGCCCCATCTCAGACTTTAACACCTAGAACACAACAGTTTGCATTCGCATTTATTGTTGTGTTCTTTTCAATTTTCCCTCTTCTTCCTCTCAACTTCTTTCTTTGTTTTATCTACGCATTCATTCTTTATCCACTTTTCTTTGTGATTATCTTTGTTCTTTCTTTTATCCGAGCAATTTTCTTTTGTGGTGGATTTGAAGTTTTCAAAGATGTTTATAATGACACTTTGAAATTTCCAACACCAAAACAACTTTTCTATTCTTCTTGGTACTTTTGTTTAGGTATGCTAAAAGGAATATGGGATGACTTTGATAGATGGTTAGAAGAACAGACTTAAAATTCTTCTATTTTTTCTTTATGTAATTCTTCAATTGATTTTTTAGAATTATTAAAATTACGAAATAAAATTTGATTTACTTCTGCAGGTGTCCATTTATAATTTAATTTTTCATCAAAAATTTCACATGAAAAATCTTCTTCATAAAAAGAAGTTAATATTTCTTTTAAAATTTCAATCGAACATTTTTTAAATTGTAAAATCATATCAATTCTACCTGGACGTATAAGAGCTTTATCAATTCTTTCTGGAAAATTTGTTGAAATGGCAAGAATTCTACCTTCTGATTCAAGAGTACCATCTAATAAATTTAATATGAATGATAAATCGATTGGTTCAATATCTTCAATCATATTTCCTAATTCATCAAATTTAATTTCTTTTGATATAGGTTTTTTAAATTCACGTTTTAATACAATATCACCCATAGCATCAATATCTTCAATAACATACATTCTTTCACTTACTGGAATATTATAACGTTCTGTTTTTCCATTATCCCATACATGTATTTCATCATTAAAAAATAAATGTGTTAATTGTTCTTTTGATTTAATTTCTGATAAATGTATATTAATTATATGACGATTTCCAACATTAGCAATAGCTTTTATTGTTGAAGTTTTTCCACAACCAGGTTCTCCATAAAACATAAATCCTAATGTATGTGGTATACCTTTTTTATTATACCAATCTTTTCTTGTAAGAAAAAATTCAGTATGTGATTTTATATTTGATTTTTCTTCAAAAAAAACATTTTCAAATGTTCTTGAAGTTTTAAAAATATGTTTTGTAAACATGATATACGTTGAAGGTAATGGATTTTGTATACCTTTTTTTTGTTGTATCATCATATTAAAAAAATATTTATTTCTACCTAATTTATTTAACATATATCTATCATAATCTAATGTACATGTTTCAATATATTTTTGTAAATATTGTGAATCTTTTTCATAAGAAAATAATTTAAATTTAATAAATTCAATAGAACCTTCATGAAGTTTAATATCTAATAATTGAAAATATATACAAGATTCAATTTGTAATTCTTCAAAATTATATGGTAAATAATCATGATTAATTATAGATAATAATTTTGTTATAGATGGAATTTTTGATATAATATGAATAATAGCATCCATACGATTTTGAAATTGTGTAGGTTGTTTTTTATCATCTTTTGTTCTTTCAAATAAAATTTCAGAAATGCATTTTTTTTCTATGAATGTAGATTTATAATTTCTTGAACGACAAAATATATCATATAAAAAAGTTGAATTATGTAATACTTTTTCAAATAATGTAATTAAAATAAAATTTTTTACAGTATTTGAAGAATTTAAAATTGTTTGAAATTTTATAATATCTAAAATTTGATTCATGTTTTTAATATATTATTGTTTAGGTATACATAAATCTAATGTTGGAATATTTAAATTGACGGGTTTTGAACGTTTTAATCGTAAAGATTCTGTAGCATTATATAATGATTCACTAGATAAACCAATATTTTTTTTAATATCTTTTAATGGTGATTGTATTGCCATAGTAGGAAAAAGTAATTTTACAGGTGGATAATCAAAATTAATAATATCATTCGTTGAAGAATATATGTATGATCTATATTGTTTAATATCTAAAGGTCCACCAAATAATCGTAATAATTCTTTAGGTGGTGATGGTGTTATACAATCTTCATATAAATCTTTATATAATGTATTTAATAATACATGTCGATTCCATCTTGTAGAATCTGATATAGTATAATCACTATATAAATAAGCTAAGGAACATTCTGGTGAACAAAAATTTCCTTTACATACATAAGTATTTTTATATGTATCATATGTTATAGGTAAATGAAATTTTGTTGTTTTAAATGGATGACAACACCAAAAACATGCAATATTTTCAGAATATTCAATACATTTTATTGTATTTAAAATAGTTTTTAAAATGTCTTTTGAAAATCTTGGATTTTCTTGTACTTCTGTAGTTTCTAAAATATCTGAATAATTAAAAGATTCTGCTATAGGATTTATTGTTTCTTCTTGACATAATTTTAAAAAAAATATTATAGGAGTTTCTTGAATATCAAGATTTTTTTTCTTTCTTGGCATTTTCTTTTTATACTTTTTGAATGTTAAAAACGGATTTTTTTTTTCTAAGGAAATGGTTTTTACACGCATTAGGCCTTCTCAATCTAGTGCACAAGCTTCTCTCTCTCCAAAATGGATCTTACTCTCGAGCAAACATCTGAAAAGGTGAAAACTTGGCTTAAGGAAAAAGGCATAACCGAGGCTGGTTTGGGACTCAAACGTACCCCATACATCCCAAAAAAAGGTTCTTCTTCAGCTGGTCTTGCTCTCCTCCTTCTTAAGGGGGAGAAAGGACAAACCAGAACAAACCAGAACATAACTGCAGAATTACGCAGTAGTGAAGTTGCGCTCATGAACTTTCTTGACAAGGAAATCTTGCCCATCTTCTCCCCTCCCTCCCTCTCTGAACAAGGTTTTGTTCTCGCCTCCCCCTCCCCCCAGCAGCCCTTTCTCCAGGGTGGCGGTGGCGGTGACCAATCTTCCTCCCCCCAGCAGCCCTTCTTCCCCCAGCAGCCCTTTCCCCAGCAGTTCCTCCTCCCGCAGTCCCTCCCCCAAGAGTTACTCTCACCAGAGGGAGAGGTGATAGCCACAAAAATCATTAACTTGCTCTTCCCCTCTCCCCCCTTCAATCCCTCTCACAACTAGTGCTCCCCAGCACTCCCCCCCCAATGACCTAGTCTTGTCCTTTGACTATGGTATGTAAAAGAATAAGGAACGCCCTTTGGTATATAGGGTTGTAAAATAAGTCAACCCGCTAACAGAGTTCTTTCTTCTAACAGAAAAAAGAAAAAGAACTTTGTTTTTGCGTTTTTAACTTTCATAACAATATGTAGAAGGATTATATGTAAGAGTATTCATAAATTCACGTAATTTTTCTGAATCATAAGAAAATTCATGAATTAATTCATAAGCTTGATCTAATTTTTCAGAATTATTAATTATTAAATCTTTAGGATTTCTAGTTTTTAAAGGATATAAAATAATTTCTGGAATACTTTTAACACCATTAACATCTTCAACAAAATGCATATATTTCATATTCGAACGAGAAGGAAATCCTTTCATAAGAGATTTTTCTAAATTATCAGCATCAAGTTTTGCAAATCCTATCATACCAGTAACATTAGGATATTTTTTTATTATAGTATCACTTAAACATGGATCACTAGATTTATATTTACGTTTAAAACAACCTTTTCTTGTATCAGAACAATTTTTAATAAAATTTCTTTTTGAATTACGATGTCCTCTTGTATACAAAGAAGGTTTTATTAACATAATTAAATGTAAATCTGCAAGAGTTTTATAAATATTTATTTTTTCAAAATTACGAAATTGTCCTAACATAGCTTTTCCAACAAATGGATTTGGATGAAAAAATACATTATAATTTGAATTTAAACATGTATGTTCATCATCTATAGGAATACCTCTTAAATCAGTCAAAGGATTTTTTGAAAAACGAAATAATATAGTTCCTTTTTTTAAAGTTAATAAAGGTATATCTTTTTTTCTATATTTAATTCCATTCATCTTATTTTTTTAATGTGAAAAAATATGTAGAAGGATCATATTCAAGAGTTTTCATAAACTTTATTAATGTATCAGTATCTTTTGTACAAAAAGTACGATAAAGAGAATATGCATTATCTAATTCATCATCTGGATAAACAATTAAATCTTTTTCTGGACGTTTTCTTAATGGATGTAAAATTAATTCTGGTATAGAATCTAATTGATAATTTGAATCTTTTGCAGTATGTTGAAACTCTAAAACTTGTTTTGATGTTTTTTTTAAAAAAGAACGTATACGTGGAGCATCTCCTATTGATAAAGTAATCATTCCAGTAACATCTGGATATTTACGTATCATAGTTTCACTAACACATGGATTAAATTTTGCATGCATACCTTTTCCTCTATAAGGTATACAACCTGGTTTAATATTTGTACAACGTTTAATAAAATTACGTTTTGTATTTTTTGTAACTCTTGAATATTTTGATGGTAAAAGAAGCCAAAGAATTTTTACGGGATGTTCTAAAATATATACTGACATATAATTTGATTTGGAAGACCACATTTCTAAAGCTTCTTTTGCTAAGAAAGGATTTGGATAAAAGAAAATATTATGATTTGGTGAAATACATCGTGTACCATCACTTAATGGTATACCACGAAGTTCATCATTATTTTTTTTAGAAACTAAGCGAAATAAGACTGTACCTTTTGGAATTGTTTTAACTAAAAGTTTTGTATTTCTATAAGGAATTTCTTCCATTATTTCTTAGCTTCTTTTTCTTTTAATGACTTCGCAAGTTTTTCTTCAAATTCTTTTAATTGTTGTTTTGTTTGTACACATAATGTTTCTGGTATTACAAAAAACATACGTGCAGTCATAATAGAAGTCATTAATAATAATGCATAAATAAATCCAACTAAATTTGGATTTTGTGTTAGACTACTGAATGGATCTGAAAAAATAGGTAATAAATATACATTTGTATATGGAATTGTAAATAAAGTATACAACAAAGATATAGGTAATGACCATATAAATCCTTCATAAAAAAATGTTAAATAAGAAGAATTAGAATTTGGACAATTAGAATATAAAGTTAACCATGAAAGAAAAAAACCAACAACACATAAAATAATAAAAAAGAAAAAAGATCGTATATATGGATTTTCATAATCAAACATTTCTTTTTTATAATAAAAGATGAGTATTAAATGTTTTAACAATACGTTCAACAGAATTTAATAAATCTTCACGTTGTGTATAATGAGGTCTTTTTAATAGATGACATTCTTCTATAGTTTTCCATTCAATAGCAGAAATTTCTTTTTTTTGTGAATCAGAAAATGTTTTTGTTAAATCAATATCTTCATTTAACAAAGCAATATAATATAAATGTAAATATAATTTATCATTAGTTCCTTTAAATGTTTCTTTTAAAATTAAATTAGAACATATTGTATATGAATCTCTTGAAATATTTGTTTCTTCAGAAAATTCACGTATTGAACATTCTAAATCAATTTCTTTATAACCTCTTCTACCTTTTGGAAATCCCCATTCAGTTTCTTCAAAATAACTTACATCTTTTAATAAAGAATTTAAATTTAATTTTAAAAATTTTTCTTTTGATATTTCATAATCTTTTGTTTTATTATCATCTCCCCAATGTTCATTCCATAATTCTTCAAATGGTTTTGTTTGTATTTTTTTATGTTCTTCTTGTGTCATATTTGATAACAAATTTTTAATATAATATTCATCAGTTATTTCATATTTTCCTCTTAAAAATTCTGTGTATGTCATACTATCTTTTCGTCTTACCATCAAAAGTTTATAAGATTCATTTATTGGTAATGTTGATTTATCAATGAGGATTATTCCACATGACATAATCGGATTATTACATATTTTAATTATGTGTCCTTTTTTACCACAATTATTACAAAACATTCTATTAAATTTTAAAGGTTAGTTATCTGTATATTTATTTGTTATAAAGGAAACAAATGGGAGGAACATCAAGTAAAGTTGATTTACCAGAAGAACCAAAATTTGATACGTCACAAGCTACTGTAACATTAGATAAAGTAGTTGAATTTGAGCATACTGCACAAGATGCTGTTCATAAAGCATCTGATGAAGCACAACGTTTATTAGGTCAAAATTCAACATTAACTTATATTTTTTGGTTACTAATGATTATACTTATTGGTTATATTATATATGAATATGTTTACATACCATATTTAACAGATATATTTCAAAGTTTTTTTAAAATTATTGGTCATAATTTATATAAATATATTTACATACCATATTTAAAACATATATTTCAAAGATTTTTTAATAAGAATTCAACAAGTTCTAGTGGTGCTACTGGTGCTACTGGTGCTACTGGTGCTACTGGATATTCTAGTGGTCAAGAAAATACACCTCCTCCAGTTACTGGTTCTTTATATACGGGAGGTTTATTAGATGGAACAAAAATGACAACAAAACAAACAAGTATAACAAATACAGAAAAACAATATAGTTATCAATTTTGGATTTTCATAAAAGATTGGAATTACAATTTTGGAAAAGATAAATATATATTAGCAAGAAAAAATCCATCAAATCCTTCTATAATGAATCCACTTATAAAATTACATCCTATTGATAATATTTTACAAATTAGTATTTCTGTATATCCTAATGAACAAACGTCTAAAAATGATCCAGCACCTTATGAAAATTCAAGTTCAACAGATGATGTTTTCTTATGTGAAGTTCCAAATATACCATTACAAAAATGGGTTTCAATAAATGTAAGTTTATCTACAAGAAATTTAGATGTTTATGTAGATGGTAATTTATCAAAATCTTGTTTATTGAGTGGTATACCAAAACCAATCATGGGTGATACAACATTAAATGAAAATGGTGGATTTTCTGGATGGTTATGTAATGTAGATTTTTCAGCGAATTCATTAACTCCAACAGATGCACAAACATTTAATACTTCTGGTCCATCATGTAATATACCAGGAATACCATTAAAAGGAACATTTAGTTATTTTGATTCATCTGGAAAACAAGTATCAAATTATATATTTTAAAAGAATAATGGAAGATCTTTTAATTATAATAAGTATTGTTTTATTATTTTTTGGAATTATATATTATTTTTTTGGTGAATCAATATATCCGACATTAATTATTAATTCTATAAAAGATGGAAAAGAAGAAACAATAACAACACAACAACAATCAAGTCAAATATCATTTGTAGGATGGATACGTATTGATGATTTTGATTATAAACAAGGGAATGAACGTATAATATTTGTAAAAGGTTCTTCTGATTTATCTTTAGCATGTCCATCGTTATCTATTGATCCACATACAAATACTTTATTAGTAAAAGTTGATACATTTGATTCACAACATATTATTCCAATAGATAATATACCAGTAAAAAAATGGTTACATTTTGCTTTAACTGTGAATGAACATGATTTAAAAATTTATATTAATGGTATTGAAAAAGCATATGAATATTTACCTTCCCTTTTAAAAACAAATAATTCACCTATATTAGTATCACCTAATGGTGGATTTTCTGGTAGAGTTGTATCATTAAAATATTTTAATAAAATTTTATCATATGATGAAATACAAACATTATCAAAAAATATACCATCTACTGGTAATGAAACAAATCAAACATTTCCACCTTATTTTGATAGTTCATGGTTTAGACCTTAGTATTTGCATGTAATAAAGCTTGTGCTTGTGAAGCTTGTGTTGATGCAGATTTCATACGTTCTTCTTGTGTATCTAAAGTAGTTTTTAATTTTTTTACATGTTTTTCAAGATTTATAACTTTTGTATCTAAATCTTGAACTGTTAAATTTTCTCTTAAACACCATGTATAAGAAACTAAATAAGAAAAGAAAAATAAAATTAAATATAAAATCATTATTATAAATATGATAGGAAATTTTAAAGCTTTTACACCTTCTTTAAGTGCATCTGATATAATTAAACAAAAAAGAAATTTATTACATTCTTTAACAATTGATGAACATAAAGCAAATTCTAGTCCAAACATTGATCTTGGTTATATTTATAGTAATGGACATCGATTAAAATATTTAGAAAATCGTTCTACATTAAGTATAACACAAACATATAATGATAATGGTGGTCTTGTAACATCAGCATATGTAGGTGATACATCAATAGATTCAGAATTACCAACTATTTAATTATACATTGTTCTCCATGGTTCATATTCTTTTTTGTCTGTATCAAATAATAATTTTTTAATATGTTGTACATTTAATTGTAACGGAAATTCTACTGAAATATAAAATTCATATACTTTCATAGTTTCTTCATCTGCAATACGTAACATATTTAATCTTGTTATTAACATTTCAGCACTTCGTATTAAATTACGTATTCCTTCTTCTTTTGATGAATATTCTGAAATTAAATAATTTGATGAATCAGTAGTTAAAAGAATATCATCTTTTTTAAATTCTAATCGTTCTAATAAATCTGGCCATACATAATCATGTAAAATAACTTGTTTTTCTTTTATAGTATAACCAGAACATTCAATAATTTGCATTCTATCTTTTAAAATAGGATTTATATATTGTATTTCATTAAATGAAAAAACAAATAAACATTTTGATAAATCAAAATCTATACCAGAAAAATATCTATCATGAAATTGAGAATTTTGTGTTCTATCAATTAAATGTATTAACATATTTGAAACTTCTTCACCATGAGGTGTACCAGAAATTTTATCTAATTCATCAAAATACATTATAGGATTCATACATTTCGAATGCATTAATGATTCTACAATTCTTCCACAAATTGAACCTTCATATGTATAAGAATGTCCAATAAAATTTGATATATCAGAAGAACCACCTAATGAAAAAAATTCAAAAGGTCTACATAAAGCTTTTGATATACCATTTTTTGCTATTGATGTTTTACCTACACCAGCTGGTCCTTTTAATGCTATAACATTACCACCAGAATTAGGATTTGTTATCCATTGTGAAAGAATTTGCATAATTTGAGTTTTTACATTTGTCATACCAAATACAGCTTTATCTAATAATATTCTAGATTCTTTTAAAAATTTAGAACATTTTTCTCTTCCATCATGTATTGATACGGGAACATTTATAATTTTACCAAATGGTATTTTTAAGAAAGAATCAATCCAATTTTTTAATTTATAATGTTCTCCAGAATCGTCATCTAAAGCTTGAATTTTTTTCATAACATTCGATTTTATAAATTCAGATACTGGTAATTTTAAAATATGAAATTTTAATGGAATTTCTGGATCATCTGTAAATTTTTTTAAAGATTCCATCGACATATTTAAAAGAATCTGTTCTGATATTGGTAAACTTCTAAAATAATTTAATTCTTTTCTTGATAAAATTAAAGAAGGTTCAATAATTTCTTCCATTTTTCTTTTTAATTTTTTTTTAGGAGGTGGAGAACTATCATTTGGCAAATTTTCGGTTGGAGGTGTTTTTGACATCTTCTATTCTTATTATGAATAGAATAGTAATTTTAAAATCTAAATTTAAAAAATAAGAATGGAAGATAAGGAAGAAAAAGAAGAAGAAGGAATGCCAAATACAAAAATTAATACAGATGATATAGAAAAAGCAGTAGAAATTGCAAAAGAAATTATTGAAAAAAAAGCAGCGAGTGATCCTTCTATTAAAGAAATGATGGCTATTGTTCATAAATTTATACAAAAACAACCAGTAATTTGTTATGGTGGTACTGCAATTAATAATATTTTACCAAAAGAAAAACAATTTTATAATCCAGATATAGATATACCAGATTATGATTTCTTTTCTGAAACTCCACAAGAACATTGTATACAATTATGTAAAAAATTAAAAAAAGCTGGTTTACAAAATATTGAAGCAAAACCTGGATTACATTTAGGAACGTTTAAAGTATTTTGTGAATTTATTGGTGTAGCTGATATATCAGCTATAAATAAAGATTTATTTCGTAAATTATGGAGTGAATCAATAGTGAAAGATAAAATACATTATTCACCACCAAATTTTTTACGTATGAATGTATATTTAGAATTAAGTAGACCTATGGGTGATGTTAGTAGATGGGTAAAAGTATATAAACGTTTAGAACTTTTAAATTCAGAATATCCAATAGAATGTCCTTCTTTATATGGTTCTATCTTTGAAGAATCATTAATACCAAAAATAAAAGAAAAAATTGAAAATTTATTAATTAAAGAAAAAGTAATTTTATTAGGATTTAATGGAAGTTTATTACAAGAAGATAAACAATCATGGAAATTACCATTAGATTTATTAGTTGAAGAAGCTAATGTAACAAAATTAACAAAACAATTAATTGAAATTTTTGGAAAAGGTAGTGTTAAATCTAGATCTTATGAAGAATATGCTGAAATTTTACCAGCACATACTGATATAGTAGAAGGAAATATTTTACTTGTAAGAATTTATGAAACTATGGCATGTCATTCTTATCATGAATTAAAATCTGGATTACATATTGCATCAATACCAACATTATTAAATTTCTTTTTTGGTATGTTATATGCAGATAAAGAATTTCTTCAACATACAACACGACAAAGAATTATTTGTACAGCACAAAGATTAATACAAATGGCAAAAGATTCAACAAAACGTAAATTTAAATTATTAACACCTATAACATGTTTAGGAAAACAAAAAGAATTACTTGATATGAGAAAAGAAAGAAATGAATTATATGAAAAAACAAAATCAAATAAAACATTATTTCGTAAATATTTCTTTTCTTATAAACCTTAAAGTTTATTTAAATCATCAGCAAGATCATCCATTAAATCATCTTGTGGACCTTCTTCTTGATATTTAGCCATACAATTTTCACATAAATAAAATTCCATAGGTTCAATATTATAAGCATCACGTTCATCTAAAATTTCTTTTTCACAATCATAACAATAAATGTCCATTTTTTCTTATTTTTTCTTAAAGTAAAAAAAAATTTCCATTTTTTTATTCTGCTTCAATATCTATATCTGATTCTATAATTTCATAATCTTCAAATGAAGAAAGCCATACATCCCATTCAGAGGGAGGAATTTCATATTCGTTTAAAATATCTTTTGCTTTCTCAATTCGATTTGAATCGTTACGTATTTCTGCTAGTTTTTCTTGAATAGAAGCTTTTTGTTCTATAATAATATAACCAGATAGAATATTGCATAATCTTGATAGATTACCTTGATGACACAAACCAATATTATCTTCCATTTCGGTAGCTAATATTTTAAATAAATTTATTTTATCATCAGATTTAATAATAAATTGCCAAACAGAATTTAAAATTTTAGAATAGATTCCAATACCTAATTCATAAATGTCAACTTCTTCACAATATTTTACCATCATTTGCCATGCTGCATTTTTAGATAATTTACATTCTAAAATAATTTCACCAGGTGTTTTTAATGTATCTGTTTCATACTCTGGTGGTACTGGAATTTCCAGTATTTTTTTTACTAAATTTTTAACGTTTTGTACTGCAATAGAAGTATGAACATTTTGTTTATCTTCAACAAATTGTTCTAATAAACGAATATTTCGTCTTTCAATATGTTGTTGTATTAATTGTTGTCTACGTTGTTGTCTTGCTAAGAATATAATTTGTTCGCGTTGTCTTTTTCTTTCTTGAGCTTCAAAATCTGCATCATAACCTAATTTTTGTGTTTCTTCTTGAATTATTAATTCTAATTCATTAACACTTGTTAAATGTCTAATTTGTTCTTGCCTTAAAAGAAAATTATATTCGTTGAAATCATTCCTATAATTTTTTTTTATATCAGCAATATTTTTCTTATTTATAAAATTTTTTTCTAATCTTCTTGTTGTATTAGGGCCATATAGATCTTCCATTCTTTTATGAATTTTACATCTTGTATGATCTCCTAAACATAAAATAGAGCATGGGTTGCCATCTCGTTTAATACCAATACATTGCATTTAGTAATTTCTTTTAAAATATTTTTTTTAAGAATTTTTATAAATTCGTTTTTAAACCAATTAAATAAAAACTTCTAATTTTAAATTTATATATTTTTTCAATATTTGGTAATGTTTTTAATCTAAAAAATGTAAAATTACGTGGAACTTTTAAAAAAATATATGATGGTTTCCATGATTCTTTTAATATTTTTTTTAAAAATAAATCTAATCGTTTAGTTCCTAAATATAAATCAAGATTATTCATTTCAATTAATTTATAATTTGGTCCACCCCATGGTGCATCAATATATAAAATATCAGTTTTCCAATTATAAATTTTTAAAGAATCATCATGATATAATTGTATATTTTTTAAATCATATACTTTAACATTATTTTTTAATACTTCAAAATTTTCATCTGATATTTCAATAGAACGTACAAGTTTAAAATGTAAAGCAAAATTAATTGTATCACCACCTACATTTCCAGTTAAATCTGTAAGTTCTAATTCAGATGGTTTTAATGGATAAATAACATCACATATATGTTTAAAAATTTGTTGTGAATCTTGTTTTTTTGTTATACTATATTTTCCTTCTTCTGTTAATTTTAATTTAGTATAATCAACATTCTTTTTATCTGGAAAAAGTTCATTCATTATTAAAACCAAAAGAAAAAACTTTTTTTTATTTAAACTTGTCTTTTTCCTAGTTGGTATACGATAGAAAGAATGGAAGAAGGAAAGAGAGTAGGATATGTATTTATTATTACCAAGTTTTTTTGAAGAAGTTTTTCTAATACTGCTTCATTTTCTTGGTTGTCATGTATACACTCTATGAGTGTCCTAACTTTTTGTTGAGTAGAAGTAGGAAGAGTATCAAGAAAACAACAAGGAATAGAAGACATTTATTTATAGTAAGATTATAAACTTTACTTAAAAAAAATCCGTTTTACTTGTTATAAATAATACAAGTATTACAATGGACTGTAATATTTCCAATTTGTTTTGTTAAAGTTTCTATTTCCATATCTTCAAGAGTTTCAAATAAATTTGTACATGCTATAGAATATTGTTTTCCATCACAATATATAAGTTTATTATACTTTAAACTTTGTAATGTACTTTGTAGAAAATCTTGTAAAGTAGAATATTCTTTTTTTGTAATGTAACAAAACCATATATTATGTTTGTTCCAATAAGTTAAACGTTCATCAAATCCATCTATATATATACAAGGATTTGATGTTTTCTTTTTAAGTTTAGATACAAATCTATTTTCTTTATATTTATCTTCTTGTAAATCAAGTGAATTAAAGTTTTGTTTTAGAAATTCGTCCATTTTTTTTTCTTAGTAATTTTAGAATTAAAAAAGTAATCCGTTTTTATACGGGATTTAGTTTTCTAAAACATTCTGTACAATAAAATCTTCTTTCTGTTGCTTCTTTTAATGAATAATAAGATGATTGACAACCTATTGTAAAACATAGATATCCTAATGGAATTTTAATACGTAATTTTTCTTGTGGTATTTCTTTTTCTGGAACAGAAGGAAAGAAAGATAAAATATATCGTAACATTTTTTTTATAATTTTTAATTAAATCAACATAAAAAAATCCATTTTTTAATCGAGGAGAAAACACACTCGCTTTATACGAGGAGGAGATGGGAGAGACGGCTGAGAGTAACAGTCTGGGAAGTAAGAGAGAAAAGATGGGTCAAGTGGATAAGGATACGCATACTCCGAGGGATTTGCGTGTTGACTCATACGACTTCTTTTGATTGCTGTTGTTACTGCTTGTTCTGCAGATTTTACTGCTGATGCTGCTGATTTTGCTGCTTCTACTGCTTCTGCTTCTGCTTCTGCTAGACGCTTTTTTAAAGAGAGTATCTTCTTTTCTGCATCTGTAATAATAGCGTGTTGTTTATAAATTAACGCTTGGACCATGTCGGGGGAACAAAGTATTAGCGCTATGATTTGTTGTTCAAGTATTTCACGACTGGACATTTTTATAAGAAATTGTAAATCTTCTAAAAAAAATTCCGTTTTTTATATTAATTTTTTAATTGTAATTTTTGATATGACGGCTAAAATAAATGTCCACCACCATAAAGGAAAAATTGTAGAACCACGTTTACTAACACCAAATGGTTTTATAGAACCTTTTTTTGTAAATACAATAGAAGGTTTTAAATATAGAAATAATGCAAATAAAAATAAAAATAATGATAAGCTCCATAAAAAAGGACTTTTTCGTAGAAAGTTCTCCATTATCATTTCCTTGCTAAAATTTAAGTGTGAAGAATGTCTTATGTTTTACCTTCAAGAAAAGCATTTTCTGATTTTATTACACGAATATATAAGAATTATCGTGATACATCGGATAAAGAAATAAAAGAAGTTGATTTATGTATAGAGAGACAAGGACCAGGAAAAGAATTATTACCATATCAAAAATTAGTTCGTGATTATTTAATAGCAGAAACACCATATAGAGGTCTATTAATTTATCATGGATTAGGTTCTGGAAAAACATGTTCAGCTATTAGTGTAGCTGAATCATTAATTGATACAAGAAAAATTTTTGTTATGTTACCAGGATCTTTAGAATCAAATTTTCGTGGTGAATTAAGAAAATGTGGTAATCCATTTTATCAAGAAGAAAATTATTGGGAACTTCGAAAAATTCTAACAGAAAAAGATTATGAACAACCAAAACAATTAGGATTATCAAGAAAATTTTTAGATAAATATATGGAATATTATGTAACTATACCAGAAAAATCATCAAATTTTAAAACATTAGATGCATTCACAAAAAAGAAAATTGATGAACAAATTAATGATATTATTGAACAAAAATTTACATTCATACATTTTAATGGTATATCTAAATTAAATATTGATACTATATTTCCACCAGATAAATCAGATTATTTAGATAATTCTGTTATTATAATTGATGAAGTACATAATTTTATAAGATCTGTATTGAATGAATCAGAATTAAAAATGCGTATGTATAATTTAATATATAAAGCTCGAAATTCCAAATTAGTTCTTTTATCTGGAACACCAATTATAAATAAACCTACTGAAATATCATATTTATTAAATTTAATTCGTGGACCTATTGAAAGAGTATCTATACCAACAAAACCTATTTCATGGGATGAAGGTATGATGACAGTATTTTTTCGTAGTTTAACAGATATTGATACAATAGAATATAATTCTGTTAAAAAAATTATTATGTTAACAAGAAATCCACCAAATTTTGAATCTGTTTATAATGAAAAAAATGAACGTATATCTGTAAAATATAATAAAGATTTACCAGAACAAAAAGATATTTTAGAATGGGTTTTATCATGGAAACAAAAATTTGTTGAAAAATTTGGTATGGAAATTGGTGATCCTATAAAAGAAGAATTAGAATGTTTACCTACAAAAAAAGAAGAATTTTATGAAAAATATGTAGATGGTTTAAAAGTAAAAAATGCATTAATGTTTCAACGTAGAATACAAGGATTAGTATCTTATTTTAAAGGTGCAGATGAACGTTTATTACCAAAACGTACAGAAACTGAAAAAGAATTAATTAAAGTTGAAATGTCATCTGAACAATTTTTAAGATATCTTGAAGTACGTTGGAGAGAAATTAAACAAGATTCAAGAAGAGGAAGAGGTGGTGATGATAATCCTACATATAGATCAGCATCAAGATTAGTATGTAATTATGCTTTACCAGGTGATTTAACAGATGAAAATAAAGATGCTTTAAATATATTAGAAATAATAAAAAAAGATAGAAAACGTTATTTATCAAAAGAAGGATTACAATCATTTTCACCAAAATTTTTAGAAATAACAACAAGAATTAAAGATTATTGTGGAACAAAACCATTCAAAAATCAATTTGTATATTCTAATTATAAAACTTTAGAAGGTTCTGGTATACTTGCATTAATTTTAGAAGAGTTAGGATTTCAAGAATATAAATTAAAACATACACAAACTGGTTATATAGAAGATCCATCTATGGATCCTTCAAAACCATCGTATACATTTTTTAATGCTGATTATTCTTCTGAATTAGAAAGAGATTTATGTCGACAAATATTTAATGAAGATTATGAAGATGGATTTCCATCTGTATTAAAAGCATCTATAAAATCTAGAATATGTGTATTATTTGGTTCTGGATCAGCAAAAGAAGGTATAACATTAAAAAAAGTTCGAGAAGTTCATATTGTAGAATCACAATGGAATCCATCTGATATAGATCAATCAATAGGAAGAGCAAATCGTATATGTTCACATGCAAATTTACCTATGAATGAAAGAACATTTCGTGTACATATATATTTAAGTGTATTTTCACAAAAACAAATAACAGATATTGAAGGACCAAATATAGTTTTAATAAGACGTAATGATATGATATTAAAAAGATATGATGGTGAACCAGTTGATACATTCATGTCAACAGATGAATATATGTATGAAAAAGCATATGAAAAAGATCGATTAAATAAAAATTTTAATTTATTATTAAAACAATCTGCTATTGATTGTGAAATTCATAGAAAATTACATTCTAAAAATGGTGAAGTTTTACAATGTATGAGATTTGATACAACAATACAAAAAGAAGATTTAGCATATAATCCATCAGATTTAAAAGATGATCGAGATGAATTTTTTAAACGAAATACTATACGTCGAAAACGTAGATTACAAAAAATTACTATAAAAGGATTTGAATTAATTTTAGATCCAGATACAAAAGAAATATTTGATGCACAAGCATTTGAAGATAATTATAGATTATTAAAATTAGGTGTAATGGAACCACAACAAATTATATGGTTTAAAATATAAAAAAATGATGTATCCATCAACAAGTGATTATATTCGATTTAAAAAAGGAGGACTTGTTCGTGGATATGGTTTAGCTGGTGGTGAATTATCAACTGGAAAAGATTTAGTATCTTCTGTAGTTCCTTCTCAAGGTATTATAGGAAAATTAAAAATAACACGTGAAACATCAAAATATTTAGATTGGAAATCTTCACAAGTTTCAGATTTTTTAACATTTAGAGAATATTCTCCACAATCTTCAACATTAAAAAAAGATTCTACATTAAATTCAGATGGAAGTATAAGTTATACTGATACGACTGAAAAATCTATTTCAAGAGGATTTGGTATACGAAGATATAGAACAGCTTTATGTCCTACTGAAGATTGTATACCTAAAGAAATAGTTACAAAAGTAATAACAAAGTATTAATATATATAAATATAAATGTCTGGTCCTCTTATTCGATATACACCAGGAGATAAAGTTAATGTAGGAATTACATATATAGGTGGAGGAGGTGGAAATCCAAATTTAACAAATGATTTAACAATTCAATTGGATATGTTTTAAGTTTTCTTAATATTTTACATTAATTAATAATAAGATGCCAGGTGGATTAATACAATTAGTAAATAAAGGTGCACAAGATCAACTTGTGACTGGACAACCTTCCTTTACTCATTTTAAATCTATGTATAAACGTCATACAGAATTTGCTATGGAACATTTCCGATTAAATTTTAGAAGTTCAAATTTAGATTTAGGAACTTTACCTAAAACTATGAGATTACGTGTTGATAGAAATGCACAATTAGTTCATGATATGTATATTCATGTAAGATTACCAGATATATTTTCACCAGTACGTTCTATTCCAATAAATACAAAACCTCAATTAGCACCAGATGCAAAAGCAATAGGATATGAATTTCGTTGGATACGTAATATAGGATATAATATGATACGATCTGTATCTATATTAATTAATGGAACAGCTATAGTAACACATACAGGTGAATGGTTAAAATTATATTCTTATATGACACATGATTCAAATCGTAGAAAAATAATAGATGAAATGATTGGTAACGTACCAGAATTATATGATCCAGCAAATGCATTTCGAAGACATAATCAATATCCACATGCTATTACTGGAATAAAAAAAGCTGAACCATCAATTTTAGGAAGAAATTTAGTTATACCTTTACATTTTTGGTTTTGTGAACATATTGGACAAGCATTACCATTAATAGCATTACAATATTCAGAAGTTGAAATTGTTGTAGAATTTGCAACAATATATGATTTATTTACAATTCGTGATATTCGTCTAAATTCTCCAACATTTGGAAAAAGAATTAAACCAGATGCTACTACAGAATTATCAATAACTAATTTTTTAAGTGTTCCATTAATTAATACAACTCCAACAAATTTAACTTTGACAACATGGTCATTAAATCCATATATAGAAGCAAATTATATTTTTTTGAGTGATACAGAACTTATAAATTTAGCAAAAAGTGATACTTCTTTTATAATTCGTGATGTTCGTTTTTTAAATACACGTGGATTATATGGTGGTGGTAATGATATAGAATTAACATTACATAATTTATGTACAAGAATTGTATGGGTAACACAAAGATCAGATGTTGAAGAATTGAATGGTTATGATAATTATACGAATATACCAGAAGATTTATATTCTTCTTTTTTTTCAAGTGAAGGTATGAAACCATGGTATTCGAGTGGAACTTTAGTTGGACAAAATCAATCATCACATGATATAATTATAGATGGAACTATATTATTAGATGGAGCAGAACGATTCACAACAAAACCATCTGATTTTTTTGAATTACAATCAAATTATAAACATAGTACTGGTTATCCTATAAAAGGTATATATTCATATTCTTTTGCATTAGATCATACAGAACAACCATCTGGACATATTAATGGTTCTATGTTTAATCGTACATTATTACGTTTAACATTACAATTACCACCTTTTACAACACAAACACAATCAAATCAAGCATGTATAATAAAATCAACAGTATTAACACAAAATCCTATTCAAGTTCAATCAACATCAATACATAATCCAGATAATGTATTAACAATTATATCAAAACCAGATTTACAAGTATATCAATATACATATTCAGTAAGATCATATGTAGAATCTTATAATTTTTTAAGAATAGCACGTGGGATTGCCAACGTAGTCTTTTCTTCTTAAATATTAAGAATGAGTGAAGAAAAAATAGGCTTAAAAATTTTAAATGCTACATATGGTGTAGATACGAATAGAATTGATATAACAAAACAAATTGAACAACAAGTACAAGATGGAGAATTAAATTTAACGGTTGATTCAAATACATTTGGAATTGTTGATCCAGCTCCAGGTGTAAAAAAAAGTTTAAATATACAATATTCAATTAATGGTGGAAAACCTATAAATTTATTAAAAGATGATGGTGAAGTTGTAACATTAAGTGCACCAACACCAAAAGATAAAAAACCAAATCATGGACAATTTTTAGCAGTAACAATAGGTTATTTTATACTTGCATTTGGTACAGCATTTTTAGCAAATTCTATTTATAAATTAAGTTTAGAAGGATTTTTTGGTATGAATTATCAATTTGTTGGATATATATTATCTGGTATAATTATTGCATCTTCTTTAGGATTAGCATTTTCTGATAATGTTGGTATAGTTGGAGCAATATCTTCTTTATTTGGTCATTATATATGGATATTATCTATAATATTTGTATTTTCATTTTTTTATTTTGTTTATAATTTTAAAACATTAGTACAAACTCCTTTAATTTCAGAAGTTACAAAGTAAAAAATTTTCTTACTTTAGTTTAGAGATCTGCATCTTTAAATTGCCCAACTGCCCAATATCCTTGAAATTCTTCATTTTCTTCATCATAAACACGTTTTGTAGTATCTCCAACGAGATATTCCTTTCCATTAAATGAAGCATTTTCCATATCTTCATCATTTAGGTGGGGAGGACCAGTAACAAGTTTTTGTTGTTTTGTAAGATATACACCTGGTTTATTTGTTTGTGAGAGACCTTTTAATTCTTTCAATTGTTTATAAGTTAATTCAGTAGGTTCTATTGTTTTAGGAGTTGTTTCTTCAGATGGTTTACCACCTCCTCCAATCAAAGGTTTCATTGTATTGGAGAAAGTTTGCATATGTTCTTCAAGAGTGCTAGCTTTGTATTGTTCTGAGGTTTGAGTATTTACATATTCAGAAAATTTTGTTTTAAATTTGTCATCCCATTCAATAGTTTCAGTATCAAATATTTCTTTCAATTGTTCACTAAGTTTTTTAGTTAATCTTGGTAAATTCTTTTCAACTTTTTCAACTTTTTCAGCCTTTTCAGCCTTTTTAGTAGGTTTTGTTTCATTAAGAATAGAAGATATTTGTGTAACAAGAGTTTCTAGTGTATCTTTGATTTTTTGAAGTTGTTGTTTTTCTGCCATTTTTTTTTAAATCTGGTTTTTGGGATTTTTTATACTTTTTTTAAAATATAAAAAACAGTAAATCCGTTTTTATATTTTTTTTATTTGAGGTCAATTAATACTAGAAGAGCGTGAAAGTGAGTCGGGAGGTGTGGGGGGAGGTGTTTCAACTAGTTCTTGTGCTGCATAATATGCAGCATAGTCATATAAAGCATTATAATAGTCATACTCATCATTAGGCTCCTCCTCCATTAGAAATAAAGAATTATAATGATATATAATGAAAGATAAAAAAAATCCGTTTTTATTGAAAGAAATTAAAAAGAATAAATATATAAAAAATGGGAGATACAGAGAATGCAAAAGTACAATTACGTGAATATTTATCAACATTATTAATTCCAAGAATATCTGAAGGATTTTGGAGTATTTATGAAAGTTCAAAAAAATTATGTGATCAAAATAAACAACCTTCAGAAACATTAAGAACATTTCAAAATTTATTAACAAAAATTCCAGAATGGACAGAAAAAACATTATCAGAAGAAGTTGAACGTATTATGAAAGTTTCAAAATGTACATATATGGATGATTTATTAATGGGTGTATTTTTATCTTACATGAAATCATTCGCATCATTACAATATAGAGGAACATCATCACAAATTAAAGTAGATTTTGAAAGACCAAATATAACAAAATTTATACATGAATTATATAAATATTCTGCAAGAAAATTATGGCAATCTGCATATTTATTTAAAACAAATTTACCTTCTGAACAACAAGCAAAAAATAGACAAGAAATTGAACAAATAATTTATAAAACATTAGATGATGTTATACGTGCATTTTTACCATGGGAAGTTATTGCAAAATCTTATTTTTCAGAACCAACTCAAGAAATACAAGCACCACCATCAGTAACAAAATCTGTTATATTTGAAGATATACCCGATTCTGATACAGATTCTGATGATTCTGAAGTAGATCAAAGACCTCGTAGTTTATCATTAGGTGAAGATTTAGATGTTTCAGCATTAGAATTACGAGAAGAAGAAAAAGAAATTAAAATACCACAAATAGAAGAAGAAATAGATCCATTAGAAGAAATTCAATCAAAACTTGGTGAAGAAACACTCGTTTTAAATTAATATAATTTTATATAGAAACTTTATAAAATAATGAATCCAATATATATTGTAATAATTTCGGGATTAGTATGTTTTATTTTATATGTGTTAGATAGACGTATGAGAGAAGAAACTATTGATTGGGTAACAGCTATGAAATTATCTAGTATAGGTTCTTTAATAGCTGGTGGTGTATCATATTCTGTTGGAACAGATGAAATTGCAGAAGTTGTAGAAAAAGTTGTTGAAAATGTAAAACCAGAATTAGCTCAAGAAATGTTTGTTGGTGTTCCTACATTTTAAAAGAAAAAATTTATTCAATAATGAAAGAAGTTTCATCTAAAGGACATTCACTAAGAAAACAATCTAAAGAAGAAATTTCTTTATGTGGAATAGCATTTTTAGCATATTTAGCAATAGCTTTATATAAAGTAAATCCAGGATATCTATCAATTTTTGGATTTGTTTTAGAAAATAATAATGAATTATTATCTACTGTTAACCATTTCATAAATAATTTAAATACTGAATAATTTTGATATTCTGGATATTCTGGACCTTCTGGAAAAATATCCCAAAATAATGCAGTTGCTAATCTTGTTAAATCAAAAGAAGGATTAGGTTTAATATGTGGAATTTTTGATGTATAAAAAGGATGACAATTATATTGTCCACCAGCTTCTTCAGTAAAATCAAATTGATCACTCATAAATAATTTAGATTCTTTCATACCTTCTAATTTTATTGATCCTATACCTCTATCAAAATCTATAATTTTTAAAAGATATCCATATGTTGGTAATTTATATGTTTTTCCTTCATATGAATAATATAAATATTCTTTTGGTGTTCGAATATACATAATATTATTTCCATGCAAATCGTTATGAGTGAATGCAAATGTATGTTGAGCATATGTTAATGCAAAAATAATTTGTCCAATCCATGCAAGATGATGTTCATGATTTGAATTTTTTAATAATTGATATAATGTTCCTTCTAATTTTTCCATCATAGTAATTTGTACTGGAACATTTCTAAAAATAGCCCATGCGAATGGTATATCTTCTGAATCTTCATCTTCTGAATCATAAGATTCACTAAATGATGTTAAAGATTCAATATCAAATAATTCTGTTGTAGATATTGATTCTGTATCCGAATCTTTTGTATCAGATTGAAAAATAGGTGTCATTTCTGCCGGATATGCTTCAATATATTCAGTAGGAAGTTCTTCAAAAGTATCTAATTCTATTGATTCACCTAATTGTAATTTCATTCTTGCTTTTCTAGAATATTCAATAACATTACTAATATCATCATTTAATTTTAAATCAAATGTTTTTCCAATATTTTGAGAAAACCACGATTCATCACATAATTCTTCATAATCATCAGATATATCAATAATATGTTCAGATGCTGTTCCAGTATAAGTTCCATATACAATAGGAAAATGTTGACATGTTGAAAGAGCAACAGATAATATTGATCCTACATATCCAGCATTATTTGAAGTTTGTAATTTTGTATGAATTTTTGTAGCTTTTATTGATGACATAGGTAAATCGAGATTCCCATAATTTCCTTTCATCCATTTATATGGATTAATAAGCATAGTAATTTTATTATGTATTTCTTTATCAGTTTTTGGATATTTTATACCATATAATTGACATTGATCTAATGATTCAACTTTAAATAATTGTTCAATAGGTGGAAAGAATGGTTGTAATTTTTCTATATTTGTTATAGATGGTAATTGTTTATATTTTTGAAGTTCAAGTTTTATAGGTTTACAACGTAAATCAGTATTTTTTCGTTTCATTATATTAAATTAAAACCTATATAGTAATTTAATAGAACTTTCCGCGATGAATTTTCAAATACGAAAATTTAATATTCAAACAATTGTTGAACGATGTGAAATAGATTCAAGAAAATCACCTATGATAGTTCTTATAGGTAAAAAAGATACTGGGAAATCATTTTTAGTTCGTGATATTTTAGCAAATTCAAGAAATTGTTTTCCAGTAGGTACAGTAATATCTGGAACAGAAGTAGCAAATCCTTTTTTTCAAGAAATGGTACCATCAAAATTAATTCATGACAAATATAAACCAGAAATTGTAATGAATGCAATTAAAAGACAATTATCAGTAAAACAACAAAGAAATCATGAAAAATCAAATATTGATCCACGTGCATTTCTTATTTTAGATGATTGTTTATATGATAAAACATGGATTAATGAAGAATCTACAAGATATATATTTATGAATGGTAGACATATTGATATGGTAACATTAATTACTATGCAATATCCATTAGGTATAACACCAAATTTAAGAACAAATATAGATTTTGTTTTTATTTTACGAGAAAATAATATTTCCAATCGTAAAAGAATTTATGATAATTATGCTGGTATGTTTCCAACGTTTGAAATGTTTTGTCAATTTATGGATCAATGTACAGAAAATTATGAATGTTTAGTTATAGCGAATGGTGTACAATCAAATAAATTAGAAGATCAAGTATTTTGGTATAAAGCTAGTGATCATCCTTCTTTTAAAATGTGTGATTCATCATTATGGGTAAATAATCAACAATTTAGTTCAACAATGTTAGCTGGTGATGATTTTGATCCTTCTAAAGTCCAAAAACGTAATGCTGGTCCACAAGTATGGGTTAAAAAAGGTCAATAACGTCTACGTGTTTTTCTCGCACGCTTTTTAGATTTACGAGTTTTACGACTACCACCATGTGTTGAAGCTACACCTTTGTTTAAAGATCTAAATTCTAATACATTGAATATCCGTATAATATAAAATGCAAACAACACAACAAATCACAAAGATTTCTTGTCTTGCGTGTACTACTAGAACAGGTGATCAAAAAACAAAATTAGAAACATCATCTAATGCTGTAGCGCGTGCTTATTGTGTTCAACCTACCGGTATTCAAAAACAAACTTATCTAACTAAATCTTATAATTTTAGGAATGCATTTGGTTAATTATTCACGAATTCCTCCTTCAGCTGGATGAATTGGAGGACTATCCATTAAACTTTTTTGTAGTTCTTCACGTCGTTTAGAATTTTCTTTCTTTTGTTCTTCAATTTTTTCTTGTTTTCTTTCATCAAAAAAGATATCTTTATTTACTTCATTTTCTTTATATTTTCTCATCATTTCATTCAATTCTTTTTCAGCATATTCAACTTCTGGCATAATATGTTCAGAAGGATCCCAAGGTAACCAACAACCAACTTTTCCGAGATATAAGTTATCACGAGGATATTTACGTTGAAGAACTTTAGAATAAATTTGTGCTTCTTCTAGATTACCAAATACACGACGAATTTTAACACCACGAACATTCGTTTGAAAATCATGTTTTTCAGTAAATTCAGTTTCAAGATCTTTTTCATTTTTTAAAAGAAAAACTTGCCATTTTTCATGAATATCAGTTTTTTTAATTTCATCTTCATGTACTTTTTTAAATTCTTGCATATCAGCCATTAAATCATCAACTTTCAAAGAATATTTTTTTGAAAGAAATGCCATTAAATTTTGTAATCCAGAAACTTTCCAATCTAAATCAAGAAATTCTAGAAATTTTTCATAAAAAAATTCTTTTTTTTCTTTCAAAACTTTTTCGGGTGAAATGAATGATACAATCGCATATCTTTGTGTAGGAATTTCAGAATCTTCTTCTAGATAATCAATCAATTTTCCATCTTCTTCTTTTGGTAAAAATTCAGGCATTTTTTTTTATTTATTACTATGTTTTATCTTTGAAAATCATAATTTAACGACGTCTTCCACCTTTTTTTTCTGGTTTTCCAAAATATTCTCTTAATCTACGTCTAAAATCATTTTTTTCAACATCATCTATAGGAACTTTACTTAATAACATCGTTAAAGTATTATTAGAATCTTGCCATGGATCTTCAGATGATACGGATTTTTCAATACGTTCTTTTATCATAATTTTCTCATCTGGATCAAAATCAGTAGGTAATTTACCTAATAAATAATTTAACATTTTTTTAGCACCTTGAATATCAACTTCTTTTGGTTCTTCTTTTGGTTGAGGTTGAGGTTGAGGTTGAGGTCTTGGTTGAGGTTGAGGTTTTGGTTGAGGTTGAGATTCTTCTTTAGGAACTGAATATTTTCCAGAAACATTAGAAAAAGAATATTCTGGTAATTTAAATGTTTTAATTAAATTTCTTGATGAAGGTCCAGTAACATCAGCATGTAATGTTATTAAGACATATAATTTTATAAAATTTGTTAAAGCTAATAAAACAAGAAAAAATTCTCTTAATGTATCATTATCTGATGGTTTATTAAAAGTTAAATACATTTCTAATACAATAATACTTAATAAAAAGAATGCTAAATAATATTGTTTTTTTACAGATTTTTTAGATTGAAAAATACCATATGTAGAAAGTAATAAAAATAAAATATTAAATGTTGTAGTATAACCAAAATATTGGAATTTTTTTAAAGAATCATTCGTAACTTCATCTGGTGTAGAAAAATAAGTATAAACAAATCCAGAATTTAATCCTAATAAAATAATTCCTATAATTGTTAAAACTTCACTTCTCATTCTTTTACATTAATATTAGGAATACAATTTTTTATTCCTAATGTTTGTTGCATCATTATAGGAGCTTTATGACCTTTCCCTTTACAATCTTTATGTTCATATCCTAATATATGTCCCATTTCATGAGATACCATATATTGTCTATAATCTTCTAATGATAATTTTGATTTTGAAGAACCATGGAACCAACGTTTTGAATTTAACCATATATTTGTACCACCCAATATAGCACATGATAAATTAGAAGGTAATCCACAATCTGTTTTAATTGTCGAGGATGAACTTAGACGAATAAGAACTTGTGGATCTTTTTGTTTAGCTTCAAAATAATATCCATATTGAGACCATCCATCTGGTGAATTTAAATAAATTAAAATATCAAGTTCAAATTGTTTTTCACCAGCATTAAAAATATTATATGTTTTTAAAACGTCGTCATCGATTTTTGTAGAAATAGTAATTTTCATTTTATTTACTTTATTTTGTTTATAAAAGAATAAAATGGCTGATTCTTCTAAAAGAGTATCTATGGGTCCAGATATGGGAGATTTAATGACGCGTTTAGTTAAGTATGCATTAGAAGGTGTTGCAGTAGCTCTTGCTGCATATGTATTTTCTGGAAAATTAAAAGTTGGTGAAATTGGTATGATTTCATTAACCGCTATGGCAACATTTGCTGTCCTTGATTTATATGCTCCATCTGTTGGTGCATCAGCAAGAACTGGTGCTGGATTTGGTATTGGTGCTGGATTAGTTGGATTTCCAGCTTAACAAATTTTAAATGTTTCTAACATATGACTTAATTCATCTTCTGCTGTTAAATATTCAACTACCCATACAACTGATTTATTAAATGCTAAATATTTATATAAACAAAATGTATTTGTGACACTATAAGAAAACATTAAATCTCTTGAACAATCTTCTAATGTAATTAAATGTTTCCGAAATGTTTCATCTTGAATTTCTGGATGTAAATCAATATAACAACCTAAATTTCTTTTAAAATCTTGTAATATTTCATAATGTTTTTTAAACCACATAGCAGATCTTGAAGGAGGACCATTCTCAATATCTTTTATCGTTTGCAAAACATTTTTATAACGTTCATTCGCTTCTGACATTTTTTATTCTAAATTTTTTAATAAGAAAATAGAAATTCCGTTTTAAAAGAATACGTATAATTTAGTAAATGACAAAGGATAAGATTCCAAAAGCTTTACGTGAACAAGTATGGCTACGTCATATGGGAAAAAAATATCAATCAAAATGTAAAATTGTATGGTGTGAAAATATTATATCTGTATTTGATTTTCAATGTGGACATGATATACCAGAATCACATGGTGGTGAAACTTCTATAGAAAATTTAGTACCAATATGTTCAAGATGTAATTTATCTATGAGTAATACTTATACAATTAAAGAATGGAATCAATTTTCAAAACCACCGAGTCTATGGAAACGATTTCTCCAATGTCTAGGAATCAAGCAATCAGATATAAAGGACAATGGTACGAAATCGCCAGTAAAAAGTATGAATCCGAACGTCAAACATACCAAATAGCATTATTACAATTAACAGATAATTTAGATGTATTAGAAAGTTATCGTATATGGTATAAAAAGGAACAAGAAAATTCTAAACTTTTATATCCTTCTTTTTGTAAAGAATGAATGAATTACTTTCTTTTTCTTTAAAAATTATTTGTATTTTTATATTATTTATATTTCTTTGGTATGTATGGAAAGGTTATTATCCAGCATCATCAATTATTGAAGAAGAACCACCTATAACACGTAATGGTTTAGATGAAGGACAAGCTAAATTTATGTTTTTTTATACAACATGGTGTCCATGGTCACATAAAGCTATGGAAAAATGGAAATCATTCAAACAATTATTAGAAAATAATCCTCAAAAATATGGTGAAACACAAATTTTATTTGAAGATATTAATTGTGAAACAGATAAAGGAAAAGCTGCATTATATAATATTACAGCATATCCAAGTTTTAAATTAGCTACAATTGATAAAACGTTTGTTATGCTTGGTACACCAGATCCATTAACATTTGATTTATTTTTAAAAACTGTTCTTGGTAAAAAACAATCTAGTTAATTCATACCCTTTTTCAATCATTTCTATATTTTGTATTTCAGAAACATCAGAAATACCAGATGTTAATTTATAATATAATTCTAAAATATTATTTTTTCTCTTCATTTTTCTTTCATAAATACATGCAATTTTATATAAAGAATATAAAAATTCTGGAAATCCCATACTTTTTATAGTTTTAAAATTTATTTTTAATTTATCAAATTTAATAGCAATTTCTAATGTTTTTTCTTTTTTTTCTAATGGAATAAAATCTAATACCATATTTGTTAAATAACCACCATCTATATATAATGAATTATTAATTTTTTGTGGACAAAATATACCAGGTAAACAACATGATGCACGAATAGCTTTTAATACAGAAATATCACCTTGAAATATTGTTAAACATTTTTTTGTTAAATTTGTTGCACATATTCTTAAAGGTATTAAAGAATCACTAATTTTTTTATCTTTTAATTCTAATCCAGTAGCTTCAAAAAATAAAGAAGAAAGAAAAGTTTCTAAATTATCCATTTCAAAAAAACCTTTTTTTTCAAAATTTTCTTCAAAACGATCTAATGTTAAATCTTTAAAAAAAAATTCATCAAATGATGTAAATTTTTTTGATAATGTTTCAATATCTTGTGAATTTAGTCCAAATGCTAATGCAGTAGCAAAAATAGAACCAATAGAACAACCATATAATTCTTTGACAGAAGATAACATATTTTTTTCTTCTAAATATTTTATAGCACCAGAATGAAGAATTCCTCTAGAACCACCACCACCAAAAGCTAGAATTTTAAAGTCCATTTATATAATAAGAAAAGGATGATGAAAGCCAGAGAAATATGGGATGAACAAGAAGAACATCGTTTATATAAATTAGGTGCTATGAAACCTATATTATCACAAATTGAAGGAAAAGTTCGTGAACAAGCTATAAGAAATGCGAATGCACCATATATTTTATTTGAAGTTCCATCTTTTGTATTTGGTTATCCTTTATTTAATTTTAAAGATGCTATAACATATTTATATAATGAATTATTAAAAGCTGGATTTTGGGTATGGATTGTTGAAGAAAAATATCTTTTAATATCATGGTTAAAACCTATAAAATCTCGTGATTTAGGTAAACCTATTTTAACAACTAATTATAGACCACTCGTATATGATAATATTTTTATGTGAGTACTTATAAATGGGTTATAAAACAAAAGAAATTATAAATATGTCTTTGAATGCTTCTTCTTTAGCATTATTATATACATTATTTGGTGCACTAATATCTTATGTTTTTTATCATATATTTGATGATTTTGATGAAAAATGGAGAAAACGTTCT